TTTGGCGACGTTCCAATAACGCCGGCAGGAATGCCTGTGGGTTTTTGTACCACTGGGCCCGATATGTCAATTTCTGTTGCAGTTACGCCGGCTGAACCGTAGGTGATCGTCATAGTTCCTCAACACATAAATATGCTCATCATTTGAACTTTCACCTAAATTTAGTTTAAACAGCAAACGCACCCGTAGGTGCGTTCACTTCATTCGTTATATTTGATTTATTTGATTTATTTGATTTATACGAATTCGACTCCACTGTTCGAAATTATAAAATCAATTCCTATATATTCAACGGATTTTGTGGGTGTCAAAACTATCCGCCCATTCAACTTGTTTGCAGCCGCGTCTGCAGCCGAATTATTAGTGCTGTCCATGATGACATTGAAGTCATCAAGCCCTGATTGAACTTGAATTAAACCAAGCTGCTCATTTGCAGACTTCACGAACAAGTCTCTCGTTGCCTGAGTGTTTTGCTCAAACGTGATGCCATTCGCTATTCCAATTATGATGCGCTTGACTTCAAGTAACAACCTGCGCACGTTTACGCGGTTGAGCGATGTCTTTGCGACCTGCAACGTCTTCTGACCGTAGATAACAAACCCTGCACGTGGGAACGTTGCGATCGGGTTGATACGACTGTTGCTCAGCCTGTCTCTGTCGGCAGTGTTCAAGCGAACGACCACAGACTTGACGTCATCGAGCGCAGCCCTATTGAAACCAGCGGGAGCAAACCAAGGATAAGCAACTCTATCATTGAAGCCAATTGCACCGAGCGCAGTCACCGACGCCGGAACTCTTACGCGACGCTTGTTGACTGTGTCATCAATTGAAACATCAGGGAAATACGTACCAACGTAGTTGTTATCAATTGCGCGCGCATCAAAGATGTTTGCAGTCTTATTCACTGATGGTTTATTGATAGTATCAAACAAACGATTTTGGTTATCATCGTACGACGGAATGTCCATGACGTAAAACGCAAGACCATACTCCTTTACTTTTTGTGCAGCATAGTCAGTGATGAACGAGTCACGAATTCCAGGAATTGCCAACACGTTGACGTTCACTGTCATCTTGTCAGACATGATGTCAATCGCTTTTTTATACGAAGCGACTGTGCTATTCTTTTGTCCAACGCCACCCATGTTAGACGCAAGTCCAGGCGACACGTAATTTTGTTCTGCTCCGCCAAGCGCGTCGAATGATGAAATTTTGTCATTCATCCTGACTGCGTCTAAGTCCAAGAAGTTCACGCCGTCGAACCCACCGTACATGAACGTTGAGAACTTTGCATAGTGTGAAAATTGATTGAACGTCGCAGCAGATCCAGACTGTAACAAGGTTGCAAATGTTAGTCGCTTTATACTTGAATTCTGATCAACAATCGTGTAATCAGTCGAGTTCACAGTTGCATTGCGTATATACGCAGCTTCACGCATGTGATCAGTGACTGACGACGTGAGCGCCAATGTCGATGTTACTGACAGTGCAACCTTTGCAAGCGTGAACTTGTTGTCATTGAACGTGTCTGCGCCTGAACCTGTGACCAACGTGTCAAGCTGCGCAATGCCTAAGAATTTCGTGTACGACGAAATCAACGCGTTGGGCTCTGACGACAGGTTTGAATTTGTTGGATTATCGTTTCGTTCAAACTTGACGCCCCAACAATAGTTTGGATTTGTCACCTCTGTTGGACCAGGTTGTCCAACGAACGCGGGTTGTGACGACGGAACTTCGCCACGGGTGACCTTAAACCTAAACGGAACGGGTGGTAAAATAGATCCCGTTATTGCGCTTGCCGTTCCCAAAATTCCTGCGAGCCGCGGGACGTTCGTGTCATGGTCTGCAAGTGCGTCGTTTGTCTTCAACAATTGAACGCCTCTAAAGCCAAACGGAAGAATTGTTTGTGGTAGAATTGCACGATCTACTTCTTCTGCAATTTGCACTCTAACGTACTTTGACACGTTTGCGTACTTACCTGAAGACACAACGCGCTTTTCACTGTCTTCTACGTCAAAGTTGAAGAATACATTACGATCGCCAATCAATTTTCCAACGTAATGATCGCTCTGAGGATCAAGCGTGCATCCTGGATACGACTCCAGAACGTTCATGTTCGTGTCTGTGTCATTAAACGCACGTACTTGAACAGTAAATGAACCAAACTTGTTCGTAGGATCGAGCGAAGCCTGTAGGTTTGTTATTGTTATCTTTGTCTGCGTGTTTGCGTACTCGCCGTCGTCCATTGCTTCAAAGTAGAACAAATCGTACTCTTTCGTGCCAAAGGGTTGCGAGATGAACATTGGCGTCTTCGCAGTCTTGTAACGTGACTTGAACGATCCGAACGCGTTCAAACAATTTCGTCCTGAAGCTGTGTTATTTGTTGAACCCGCAAGTATTGCTACATACGATGACGACAATATTTCAGCGTCAACTGCAAAATCAGCATACAAAAGGTGTTGTCGTGAGACAAATTGACGTGGATCTGTGTTCAAAACTTTTCCAAAGTAATTTTGATCGTCAGGATTGAATGAAGCGCTGTAAATTGCAATTCCGGAATTTCCATCTGTGCTCACGTTTAAGTTGCTGCTCGAAACAATGAGTTTGAATTGTCCACCACTATCAGAAACGGCCGCTATGTCGTTTGGACCTGCACCAACAAAAGCGTTGACGCTTGACGACGCTATGTGTTGCACAGCAATGCGAGCGCCTGTTGCAAGCATGATAGCACCACGCACGACGTTGATTGGCTTTGAGACATTAAAACTGTCATTATCGTCAAACATCGGCATTCCTGTTGTTTCTTGTGAAGAAACATTGCCTTGTTGAGCCAAAAATTGAACCATTCCTGTATGTCGAGTTGGAATTGGCTGCAGCGCGTCGGGAAGCACGCTAACTCCTGCGTTCAGCGTTTCACCGTTTCCGTCTTCCATGTCTGATCCTGCGCCAAGAACCCTAAGATAGGTTAACGCGGTTCGATTATTGAGCCACTCGTTTGCAGCGTAAGTTCCGGGCTTGTAAATGTCCAATCCACCAAACGTGTTCGTGAAATCACCTAAATTTCCAACAACAACGGGCACAAACGCTGGGCCCTTATTTGCAGTTCCAATAACACCAGCAGGCACGCCGATTGGGCCGGTGGGTGCGGGTTGTGATTGATCAATCTCTCGTTCAAGGATGCCAGGTGAATTGAGTATTTGTTCGGACGCCATAGAAAAAAGTCTCCTGTTTTCTAAATATACATCACCAACGCGCAGTTGAGTTACTGTATATTTATTAGATTTCACTCGTCAAGCAATATGCTCACTCCTCCCAAAGACGCATCACCAATCGCTATGACGCTCTCACCGGTGAACTTATTCACGCTTCTCACCTTTACGTATCTTATCACCTGTTGACCTTTTTCGTTAATTGATGAAACCTTTTGATAACGCGCAATAGGAACACCTCGCGGCACAGTCGACAACGCAGGATCCTGTGGACTTGGATCGATTTCAGCCATGCCAGGATTTTTGTACAACAACGTGTTTCCGTCAAATCTATGATCCGGACGCTTGTTTGCATTTTTACTCATTGGCAACGTTGGATCATCTGCACCCAAGAATGGATCGACTATATCTGTAGTACCTGACCCGTAAAGTGGTGCTTGACACGTTGCAACATAATAATCTGCAAACAAAAATGTTGTCGTTGATGTTGTGAACGTAAGCACAAGCCCAGTGTTTGTCGGAACTGCACCCGAAATTTTTGTGAGCAACATTATTCCTGACACTGGAACTAAAATTTGTTGTCCAAACGTCACACCACCATTTAACGAAATTTGTACTGCCACGTTTCCTGATGTTACGTATGCAGCAGACCCGATCAAATTTGACACTATTTTCACGCGTAAACGATAATTTCCATTTGGCGTTCCGGAAACAGAAATTAATCCTGTACCAGTCGCATGAGATGTGATTGATGAAACTACACCGCTATTGATTAATGATTGGGTGAGATTTGACGTCGATATCTCAAACGACACTTGTGGCGCTGACACGTACCTTCGAACAGGTATTGGCTGTCCAGGTTCACGAGGTGCAAATGAATATCCTTTTATCGTGACAGTGAACTCGTACTTTATCACCCGTTCTTCGGCTGAAAAATCGTCAGCATTTTCCTTTGACGAGTACGAGTTATTATCAACGACTGCGACGAACCAGTAGCCCGCAGGTGTGTCAATTCGCCA